GCACCGGCAGCGGCAACTCAAGGTTTGGGATGGCTGACCATCATGGGCCAAGCCGCAGTGGCCTCTCTTGTGCTCCCGATACTTTCAGTGGGGCAAAGAAGACCCATATGAGTCCAGAGTACAGCCACGGTGGGCATCGGGTTGGTAAGGGCTGATTATGCCTAAGCCAGAGTTTTACTCTGATGTGCCTCACGCCCCAAGAAAGAAGCTTGCTGTTGGGAAACTGACTGAGCAAACTTCTTCACTTGGCAATGAGCCACCCGCTATGGTGCCCAGCAAGCCCGGTGGGACCAGCGGTTTGGCTGGCCCTGAGCATGCCGTGAGCCACCCGCCCAAGCCTAAAATGGAGCCGCCAGTTAAGGTCCATCCATTTGCCAAAGCGGCACATGGCTATGGTCACCCAGCGGCTGCCCGCGTCGGTCATTTGCGGCTTAGTGGGCACAGTGGTGCACATCTGCTTGGCAAGAAATCCTGACCCATGGACGCTGGTCACCCTATGGTGAAGGCTTTGCAGGGCAAGGCGTCCACGACGGACCCTGATGCTGTCAGAAGCTTTGTGTCAAGCCTGAAGGCTGGCAACGGTAAAGGTCAAAAACCTATGCGTGATGTACAAGTAATCCGTCATGGTGCCACCAGTTTGAATAATGACGATGTCTCAGTCGACCGCATACGTGGATGGAAAGATATACCGCTTTCGAAAGAGGGTAAGGACGAGGCTCATACCCTGGCTGATAAAATAGTTGATGACCCGCCCGACACGATTGTTAGTTCTGACCTGAAGCGGGCACATGACACGGCCAAGATAATTTCTGACAAAACCGGTGTGCCAATATCTGATGTTTCTGAAAGCTTCAGGCCGTGGAATGTTGGTGAATATTCAGGTCAGGTAACGTCAAAGGCTATACCCATCCTTGGTGAGTATGCCAGTGAAAAGCCTGATGAACCAATCCCTGGCGGTGAATCGTTCAATGACTTCAAGGACCGTTTCCTGAGTGGCGTCAAGTCGGCCCTAAGTGAGTATCCAGGGCGTATTGCCATTGTCACGCATCACCGTGGTGAACGGTTGCTGCATGCTTGGGGCAAGGCTGGGTTCCCTGAAAGCGGGGACATTGACGTTAAGGAATTCAATAAGAAGGGCGAGCCGACTGGTACCATTTTGAGTCTCAAGATACCTGTTGGTAAGTTGGATGGTGCTTCAAAGGCTGGGACCTGATGCTTACCGTAGCAGTATCAGTGGTTGGGGTTGTAGCTACCTTAATGTTGCTTTTTGTTGTCCTATCGGTGCATTTTGACGCATGAGTACCTACCTTAAGTCAGAGGATGCAATTGAGGGCTTGAAAAAGAGCAAGGAAAGTGTTGACTATGGCCCAGGTATGGCTAATTCACATTGTGGCCCGACACACAAATGGCCACCGGGTGGGGACTGCCAGCATTTTATAAGGCCATCCTCCTGCCGTTTGGTCAGGGGTCACATTGGTACAGACGATTGGTGCAAACTTTGGGATGCAATTGAATGAGTACCAAGATAAGGATGGTGAACCCAATACGTTCACTGCAAGCCTCAATTCAAATGAGGAATACGCCGCGTAACCCTTTTTTCAGGAATCCAATTCCAAAAGGATTTGTTCTAAACCCTCACAGCATAGGGGGTATGCTGCCGGGGGACCCCTCACGTAGCCCAGGGTACTTTGGTAGGGGGGATGTGTCACTCAAGGCGCTGAAAGCGCGTTACCTTCACGGCATAAGAAAATCGGTGCATGAAAAAATGGCTAAGACAAAGGAACCTCCTAAATCAAAGCGCAGCCCTGAAAGTCTGCAGATAGTCAAGGAAGCCCGTGAAATACAGGAAATGGCGCGGCGCTATGCGCCTGATGCCATTAAGGCCATGGGTGATATCCTCAAGTCTAAGGTAGCCAGTGACTTGGCCAAAATATCGGCGGCCAACTCAATGTTGGACCGTGGCTATGGCAAGGCTACGCAAACCAACATCAATGCGACGGTGAATACTGATGGCAAGCCAAGTGAAGTTGACGAACAGGAACTCAGTCGTAGAATTGCGGAAACTCTCGCAAGAGTTGAAGGACTTACAAAGCGAAAGAGAGAAAAGATTAAGAGCCAGGAGCAGCCTGCTCACCTACGCAAGCTCCATTGAAATACCCGGCGCGCCGATCCGCAAGGATGATGAAGACTGTGAGGAATTCACTCCTATTAAATCGGCTTTTGGTGCACATCATCTGCTTTGGATTGATTGTCTGCAAAAAGTTGAGGATGGGGAAATCCCGCGACTTATGGGGCTGATGCCGCCAGGGTCAGCTAAAAGCACGTACAGCAGTGTTGTATTCCCTACCCACTTCATGGGGCGCTTCCCACGCAGTTCAGTGATTGTGGCGAGTTATGGCTCAGACTTGCCACGCAAGTTTGGCCGCCGCGCCCGCAGCATAGCCAAGCAGCCGGTCTATAGGCGCATATTCAGCACAGGGCTGGCAGCAGATAGCGCCGCAGCCGACGAGTGGGCGCTTGAAAACGCTTCTGAATGGATGGCGGCTGGTATTTTAACAGGCATCACCGGTAACCGTGTTGACCTTGTGGTATGGGACGATCTGATTAAGGGTCGTGAACAGGCAGACTCAGACGTCATACGCAACAAAACATGGGATGCTTATTTTGATGACTTGCTTACCCGTAAGAAACCAATGGCGCGGGAAGTAGGTATCACGACTAGGTGGCATGAGGACGATCCGGCAGGGCGCATACTGCCGATGAAATACAACGGGGAGTCAGGCTGGATCAAAGGGCGGGATGGTAATGATTGGTATGTTGTTTGCCTGCCAGCCGAATGTGAGCGCAGTGACGACCCGCTAGGGCGCAAAGTTGGAGATTATATTTGGCCTGAGTGGTTTCCACCGGGCCATTTTGAACCGTTCAAGCGCAATTCACGTACTTGGAACGCCCTGTTTCAACAACGGCCAGCGCCTGAAAGCGGTGATTATTTCAAGGCGGAATGGCTGAAGCCCTATGAGGTGATGCCTTCACGTGACACCTTGCGGGTTTATGGGGCGAGTGACTATGCGGTTACTAAGGACAGTGGGAATTACACCGTCCATGTTGTGGTGGGCATTGATCCTAACGACAATATTTACCTACTTGACTTATGGAGAAAGCAAGCCAGTTCCGACGTCTGGGTCGAAGCCTTCTGTGATCTGGTGCAACGATGGCGGCCTATCGGGTGGGCTGAAGAGTCAGGCCAAATCAAAAGTGGTATTGGACCGTTCCTGCAGAAGCGCCTGATTGAGCGTAAGCTGTATGTGGTACGCGCCCCCTACCCGTCGCGTTCTGATAAATCAATCAGGGCACAGTCAATCCGTGGCCGCATGGCAATGCAGGGTTTGTATGTGCCGCACCTTTCAAATTGGTTCCCTGACTTTAAATCCGAATTGATGGTGTTCCCTAATGGTAACAACGACGACCAGGTGGACGCCATCAGCTTGATTGGTCAGGTGTTGGATAAAATGATGCCGGGTGAGGCAGCCAAGCCAGCACCTGAAAAGCCAAAAGTGTTCTCAACTGATCCCGCACACTGCACAGTCACGATGGACGACATGTGGGAAGCCAATAGCAGGCGCAGGGGCAGCCGTGGGCTGCGGATACAATAAATGCCTGATCCAGCCACCGATCAAATGACGCAAGCGTTGGCTCAGCAACCTCAGCCACAGGCGGCTGATGCTGCCGCCCTGTCCCCAGCGGCGTTGGCAGCTATATTTCTTTCCCCTATGAGTACAGGTGGTTTCTCAAATCAAAGACCTATTAAGTGGGGTGAATCTGGAGTGTATCAAGCAACGCACCATACCGGTGCACCGGCTGGTACTGCTAGTTTATATTACAATCCAGAGACGAAAACAGTCAGAGTAGGTATGATGTCTAGTGCACCAACAGGCAGACCAGGATTTGAGGTAGCTGAAGAAAATCCTATAGCTGGAGTTGGTTTGCCACGTTCAGCAATGGGGCAGGGGGCCATTCGTGCAAATGAGAGAAGCTGGACCATGGGGCCTGCCGAACTTGCATCAGTGCCTCCTGAATTGAAAAGAATTTGGCCAGATGCAGAAAATGTAACAGGTGAAAGGGTATCAGGTGCTAGGAATCTTAGATCATCCACTGTAACTAGGCCAATAGCAGAGATGCCAGCTATGCCAGCAGGTAAAATGAGCGAAGGTCAGTTGCAGACTGAAATGGCTAGAGCATTGAGGGGGCTACCACCAACAGAGCAACGCCCTCTAGCTGAAGCTGGGCCTGAAATGTTCCGTAATCCGGTAGCAAAAGCCCAAGCCGGTGCCCGTGGCATGCTCATACCGCCTAAAAACCCAGTCCCCGGTGAAGGGGGTTGGGGTGGCATGAATCCAATACTACAGAATTGGCAGTAGATGCCCGATCAAACTGACCCACAAATGATGGCTCAGGCATTGTCTGGTGGCATGCCATTGACACCACCACAACAGCCTCAGCCCGTAATTGATAAGTCTCAGGCAGGCCCCGGCATTGATCCATCTGCTCTTAGTGCTTTGTTCTTGGTACCGGCTACTGACACCAAGTTTGGAGATTCTGGATATTACCATATTAAGCATGACTCTGGCCGGTTGGTTGGGCATGCTGATTTGGATTACAGTCCCGGCACAAAGAACATTCATGTTAATATGGTCAGGTCAAATGCAACGTGAAATGGAAATGAGAGAAATGGCGGCTAGGATGCTTGGACGTCCATCACCTGGGGGCATGACGGTGCCCCCTGGCGTAGGCCCCAACGCAGCCCCCGGTGCAATGCGTGGTCGTCTCAATGATTGGGAATAACAAGTGTCGATAGAACTTGACCAGTTAGCTGGCCCTGATGGTGGTGAGGAAGGCCAACGCCTCGCCCTGTTCTGGCGTAAGCAGATAGATAAAATACGTGATGATTCGAAGCACAAACGCTGGCTCAAGCGTTGCACCAGCATTGAGAAACGCTACCGTGACGAACGCAACCGTACCGACGAAGAGGGGCAGCGCCGCTGCAACGTGTTGTGGACCAATGTGGAGATCCTCACGCCTGCCATTTATGGCAAATGCCCCACACCAATTGCTGAACGGCGTTTCCGTGATAAGGACCCGGTGGGGCGCGGGGCGGCTCAAATACTTGAGCGGTCACTACGCAATGAGATAGAAATAACAGGGTATGATGAAGCCCTGCAACAGGCCGTGCGCGACTATCTGCTGGTTGGCCGTGGCGTTGTTTGGGTGCGTTATGAGCCTGAGGTTGAGGAAGGCACTTCAATTGTTTCTGAAGGTGGTATGGATATTGATGATGCTGAAGGTGAGATCAAACCTGATGATGAGGACCCTGAGGCTGAAAAACTAAAGGATACTGGTGACCGCATCACACGTGAGTCCACCCCCATTGATTACATTCATTGGGAAGATTTCTTTACTATGCCTTTCAATGCCCGCACTTGGAAAGAGGTAACAGCCGTCGCCAAGCGCGTGTATATGACACGTGATAGAATGAAAGACCGTTTCGGCCCGGTGATTGCTAAAGCAGTGCCACTTAAGAAGGACGAGCGGGGGGCACAGCGTTATGATGGACCGGACCAAGACCCTGATGATAAGGGGGAGGTATTTGAAATATGGTCGCTTACTGATAAGTCAGTTTACTGGGTGGCTGAAGGCTATGATTATCTTTGCGACCGTAAGGACGATCCGCTTGACCTTGAGAACTTTTTTCCCTGCCCGCGCCCGATCTTCTCAAACACGACTAATGGAACGCTTATCCCTGTACCTGATTATATTGAGTATCAGGATCAGGCAATTCAAATAGACGAACTGACACAACGCATAAGCATGCTGGCCAAAGCCTGTAAGGTGGCCGGTGTTTACAACGCAGCCGCTAAGGATATCATGCGGTTGCTGGACGAGTCAGTTGAGAACGAACTTATCCCGGTTGATGATTGGGCAGCGTTTGCCGACAAAGGCGGTGTTGCCGGTAACATTTCACTTCTACCATTGAAGGAAATCATTGGTTGCCTCAATGAACTGGTGATGATCAAGGAAAAGACGGTTGTTGAACTGGACCGCCTCACCGGTATCAACGATATCATGCGTGGCACTACTGACCCACGTGAGACGTTGGGTGGTCAACGCCTGAAAAGCAACACCGCAGGCACCCGCCTGCAACGCAGACAAAACGAAGTGGCCCGGTTTGCCAGGGATACTGTGCGTATCATGGCAGATATTATGTCGCAGCATTTTTCACCACTATCATTGATTGAGGCTTCTGGTGCCCTTTATGAGGAAGGTCTTGGCGAAACTGACATGCCAGAGCTTTCCACCTTGCAGGGACCCCCAGGTCAGTTGCCAATGCTGCCGCAGCAGGCTCCGTTCTCAGGCCAGCCGCAGGCGCAGGGGCCAGTTCCGCCTCCTGTCGGGGCTGGCCCCACTCCCCAAATGGCGGCACCCCCACCCCCAATGGGCGGCCCACCGGCTGGTCCACCGGGTATGCAGCCCCCAGGCACCAACATAGTGCCGTTTCCAGGCCAGCAGGCCCCCGCTGGGCAGCCTATGGGTGGTCAGCCGCCTGTGCCACCTGAGCTACAGGCCAAAATGCAGGGGCTCCAGCGTATATCTGATGCCATTACACTGCTTCGTAATGAGCGTTTGCGTGGATTCCGTGTTGATATTGAAGTGGATTCCACGATTTACGGCGATTCGCAGCAAGAAAAGGGTGATCGCGTTCAATTTATCACCACTGTGACGCAATTCTTGCAACAGGCCATGTTGATGTCCGGTCAAGTACCTCAAATTGCACCACTTTTGGGCAAATTCCTGCAATTTGGTGTGCGTGGCTTCCATGTTGGCCGCGATCTTGAGGCCGCAATCGAAGATTTCAGCGATTCGGCGGTAAAATTGGCCCATCAAAAGGCACAGCAGGCCAGTTCTCAGCCGCAACCGGCTGTTATCGCGGCACAAGCTCAAATGCTCAAGGCCCACACCGTTGCACAATCAGAAGCAGCCAAATCCAAGCGTGAAGATGCCAAACTGCAGCTTGATGCTCACCAGACACAGCAGAAGAGCGCCATAGAACAGCAACAGGCACAGGCAGAAATCCAAAGGCAGGCCATTGAGACACAGGGCGACCAGCAACAGGCGCAGGCTGACATTCACATGAAGGGTATGGATGTACAGATGCGTGAGATGGAAATGAGAATTGCTGCTATGCGTGAGCAAATGGAAATGATGAAGATGCAACGCATGCAGACTGAGAATATTCAGAAGGCTATGGCTGAGCCAAATGAGGGGGTAGCCTAATGGCACGCTTTGTCTACCGTCCAGGCCACTCTGAGGCTGATGAATTTGGGATGGTGGATGCTAGCATAGCTCCATCACGTAATAGTGGCAACGATGCCCCGCATGTAATCAGTGACACGATGGATTCAACTCGTCATATGGCTGATGGGAAGTTTTATGATAGTAAAGCTAGGTTTAGGGAAGCCACTAAGGCAGCAGGATGTATAGAAGTTGGCAATGAGTTGAAAACACTCACCCAGCCACGTAAATCAATTCCATTAAGTCGTGAACAACGGCGTAATGAGATACGCAGGGTAGTACGTCAGTTACAGGGTTATTAAGATGCCTTTTGTAGTGTACAAATCTCAGGCTGATAAGGTATCATCTAACTTCATTGTTGTAGTGGAAGAATACCGGCAAGCCCTTCTCCTTCACCGCCTAACACCACCGGCCCGATTGGCTGTGCCGGGGAGACCGGCAATACCAGCAATACCCCCTAGACCGCCAACTCCAGCAAAGGGAAGGTTCCCTGCTAAGAGTGGTTCTAAAGGCATACCGGGGCGTTCAGCATTGGTACCTGTGCCTGAAGTTCTAGGCACCCCAGCCCCAACAGCACATCCTTTGGTTGAGCATTGCATACGTCGGGTACCCACTGAAAAAGGGCCTGATGACTATGTAGCCGACTACATTATTGTTGATGACTAGAACGGACCGCACCCGCCGTCCGAACAAAGGAGAGTAGTTATGTTTAATCGTGAGCGTTGGTTACCGTTGCGTCAACTTCCTGATGAAGGTGCCCCTGGTGGTGAAGTTGCCGATGTTGGAGGGGAAGTACCAGCCCCGCCCAGCGGCCCAGGTTCTGGCCGATCAGACCTGCGTCAACAGCTTGAGAAGAATTTTGAAACTGACAGGAAAGCGGCTGAAAAGCAGGAAGCGCCTGCTAAAGGCAAAGGCAAAACCCCAAAACGGGTGGCTGGTGGCGCTGAAGTTGAGCCTGAAGCCCCTGTAGCAGCCGCTGAGGGGGCTGAAGCTGCCCCTGAGGCTGAAGCTGAGGCCGCCCCGCCGCAACCAACCGTAGCGGCCCCTGAGGGCTTTTCAAAGGAAGCAAAAGCTGAATGGGCCAAAACACCCCCGGCTGTGCAGGCTGCCGTGGCCAAGCGTGAAGCTGACATGGCCAAGGGCGTTGAGGAACTCAAAGGAAAATACAAGGATATTGATACTGCCCTGCAGCCGCATGTGGAGGCTATCAGGCGTACCGGCCATTCACCGGCAGAAGCCGTTAGCCAGCTCTTTGCATGGTTCCAAGCTTTGTCGGGAAATCCGGTAGCGGCTTTCCCTGCACTGGCAAAAAGCTTCAATATGGACCTTGGGGCTATCCTTCAAGCCGCGCAGAGTCAGCAGCAACCTCAACCGCAACAGGGACAGCAGCCAGCGGGTGATGTTCCCCCCGCCATGCAGAAGTACATCAATGACATGCAACAGGAGCTTGGCCTTCTGAAGCAACAGTTTGGTCAAGAGCTGACTGGCCTGAAGTCAACTTTTCAGCAACAGTCTGAGGCCAAGACCCAGGAAATACTCACCAACTGGTCAAAGGATAAACCCCACTTTGAAGCGGTACGCGGCCTGATGGCTCAATTCATTCAGTCAGGCGCTGTACCTCTCAAGAATGGACAAGTTGACCTTGATGGTGCATATGATATGGCTATCTATGCAAGCCCTGATGTTCGGACCCAAGTTTTGACGGCCCAACAGGAAGCGGCTAAAAAGGCAGCGGCAGCCAAAGTGGAAGCAGAACGCAAAGCGCAGCAGGCCCAGGCTGACAAAGCCCGCAAGGCAGGCGTGAGCGTAGGCGGCGGTGCCCCCGGTGTACCGGGTGCCCCCAGTGGCAAGCCTACCGGCAAACGCAAAACAGTACGTGAGTCCATTATGGAAGCACGTGAGCAGCTAATTGAATAGGAACAACCCCATAGACAGCAAGGGGTAACCCCACAAGGGTAGTGCTGTCAGGCTACGTGTATCATGTGGCAGGCGCTGAAAACGCGACCAGTTGGCTGACAACAGCCAATCCACGGTTGACGGCAGGCGGGCCAGGAAAATCAACGGTTAACCGAACTCAACAAGGAGCCAGTTATGGCATTTCCGAACCTGTCGGAAATTGTCACGACGACCTTGCGTAACCGAACCGGCGAGCTTGCGGACAACATGTCTCGTAATAACGCCGCTCTTTTGCGCTTGACGAAACGTGGCAATTTGAAGACGTTCTCAGGCGGTCGCACGATCGTCCAGGAACTGAACTACGCTGACAACCAGACCTTCCAATGGTATTCTGGTTACCAAACCCTCAATATCAGTCCGTCGCAAGTGTTCACGGCGGCTGAGTTCCCGATCCGTCAAGCGGCAGTGGCCGTTTCCATCTCCGGCCTGGAAGAGCTCCAGAACTCCGGTGAGGAAGCCATCATTGACTTGCTTGAGTCCCGCATCATGAACGCCGAAGACACGTTCATGAACGGCCTCAGCCAGGGTATTTATGGTGATGGTACGGTGACCAACTCTGTTGGTGGCTTGCAGTTGCTGGTAGCAGCTACACCCACATCAGGGACGGTTGGTGGTATTGACCGCTCACAGTGGTCCTTCTGGCAAAACCAGACTTGGTCTGCTGGCACCAACGGCGGCACAGTGCTTAGTTCGTCCACAATTCTGCAGCAAATGGATTCGCTGTGGGTCAGCCTGATCCGTGGCCGGGACTTCCCGGACCTGATCATCGCAGACAACGTGACGTACAAGTACTACCTGAACGCGCTGCAGGCTATTCAGCGTATTCAGACTGAGAGTTCTGCTCCTGATATGGCAGAAGCTGGTTTCCAGTCGCTCAAGTACTTGAACGCCGACGTCGTCCTCGACGGTGGCTTCCAGGGCTTCAGCACTGACCCGCTGCCGCCACAACTCAGCAGCAGCACCAGCGCCCTTGGTGGTGCGCCGTCCACGACGATGTATTTCCTTAACACGAAATACATCCATTGGCGTCCGCATGCTCGCCGCAACATGGTGCCGCTTGATCCTGACCGCTTCTCGGTCAACCAAGACGCCATGGTCCGGTTGGTTGGTTGGGCAGGCAACATGACGCTATCCAATGCCTTCCTCCAGGGTGTGTTGGTGTCATAAATATCAATACTGTGGGGGCTAAGGCCCCCACAGGCTACTTTTAAAAAGGACAACACACATGCCCGGTGACAACCTTTTTACTCCGAATACTACTGGCACTGTAAGCATCACATCTGCTGTAACTACGGCAAATGTAGCCCTTGTTCCTAAAGGGGCCAAAGCTGTGCGAATAAAGAACATTGACGCTACTAATATTGCCTATGTTGAGTTTGGCACTTCATCTGTTGCTGCAACAGTCCCCAGTGGGGCTACTCCAGGATCAATGCCCATTGGGGCTGGGGAGACGGTCGGTTTATCTTTAGGGTCTGGTATAACGCATGCTGCTGCCATTTGTACGGCTGGCACACCAATAGTGTTCTTCACGCCAGGAAATGGCCTCTAATTATGCTTGGATTGGGGTTATCTGTTGCTATTGAGAAACGTGCTGCTGCTGGTGCAGCCCCATCACCGGCAGCGCCAGTAAATACTGTTTTACCGGCAATCAGTGGCACGCCAATTGTGCCAAATATGTTATCTTGTTCTACCGGAACTTGGACTGGTTATCCAAATCCGACTTTCACATATCAATGGAAGCGTAATACGGTAAGCATTGGTGGTGCAACTGCTTCCTTATATACGCTTGTTGTAGCTGATGGTGGCACTACAATAACTTGTGCTGTAACAGGTACGAATGCTTCTGGAAATTCTACTGCAACAAGCGCTGGTGTTTCAGCAACAAAGACAACGCTTAGTTACACCCCTGTAACTAGTGGCACTCAAGGTACACCTTACACTGGGGCAACACCGTCAGCATCTGGTGGCACAGCTCCTTATGTCTATTCTATAAGTTCAGGTACATTGCCAACTGGTCTATCCCTTAATACAGGTACTGGGATTATTAGTGGAACTCCATCTGCTGCCGGTACGTTTGCTGGGATAGTGTTAACTGTCACTGATGTTAACAGTATTGCTGATAATAGTTCACCATTTACAATTACGATTTCAGCGGCTGGTTTCACTCAAGCATTAAAGTTCAATGATACAGGTGGTGCTGGCAGTGGTGATCGCAATTCAATGTATCTTCCAATAGTCTAGGAGACTACAGATGGCTGGCGCATGGACTACCTTAGCGATATTGGACGGTGGTGGAACCTCACGCACCATGCGGGTATGGGATGAAAGCGGGGCAGGGACGGGGCCATATTCGTTTGGACAGGTATTGAGCGAGGGTGATGGTTCAGGCCCGGTCAATACTCTCACCGTCATCCAACCTACGGGTACCAATCTTCATGCTGTAGTAGATGCTGCTACTGGCCTAGCCCAAGGATCTACAACCTCAGGACAGACCGGCTCGATGGTCATGGGGGCTGTTACGACTGCTGCTCCAAGTTATACGAATGCACAAACAAGTCCGGTTTCACTAACAACTGCTGGTGCCCAGCGACATGATGTATCGTCCGTAGGCGGGACGGCATACGCTCTCGGTACGAATTCAATGGCAAACTCAATGCCAGTCACCATCGCAACAGATGGTGTTGTTTCCACGGCGATGTCAAAGTTTTCGACTGGCTACTATGTCACGGTGGCGGCAAGTCAAACGGCGGCGTCAATCAAATCTTCTACAGGGGCGGTTGGTGATTATTTAGATTATGTGATTGTGATTCCTGCTACTACGGCTCCGGGCGTTGTTACTATCCTAGACGGAACTTCAGGACCAACTACAGTTGTTGCATATCCCGGGGGTGGAACCACGGCCCTATTGACGCTTACTCCTTTCACTATCCCGGTAGGCGCGGTCAGCCGCGTTGCTGGCGGTTGGTACATTACGACAGGAGCGAATGTGTCAGTTCTCGCGGTTGGTAAGTTCTCCTGATGTTTCCGCACAGACATCCGGCAAGATTTCTTAATTCTGCTGCACAGACCGTCAAAGGTAGTGCGCCGACATTTGCTTTGACATACATCGGGAATGCTATAGCTGCATCGACCAATTCAAATAATGTTCTTACATATACAGGCGTAAGTCTTGGGTCAGATACTTCGGCCTTTAAGGAAGTTATACTTGGTATCGTTGCAAGACAATCTGGCGGAACAGCGATCGATCCTCCTGTAAGTTTAGTTCTTTCTACTGGCTCGATAACAGCAACACTTGATGCACATACTTATAATGCTATTGGTAATCATACAGACGCATTTATTTATAGAGCGGCTACAACTGCTACAACAGACACAATCACATTCACGTTGGCTTCTAGCAGCACAATATTATATTCCTCTCTAACAGTATGGCAGTTGCTTTCCAGAAATCAGACTGGAACGGGAGTTGGATCAACATCAAATGCAACGGTGTCGGTAACTAAGTTTGCCGGTGGAGCTACTGTTGGCATTGCTAATGCCGTAACAACTCCCACATCAACAACGGCAACTGGTCTTACCAAGGATGTTGATACTGTTGCCCTAACCGGGGGGACGAATGAGGCATATAGTGCTGGACACTCAACTGGTGATTCGGCAGGAGCAAGTACCGTTGGGTTGGTTTTTAATAGCGGTTCTGCTCAGTTGACAAGCATATACCTTCCTTATGGGCCATGAAATATGGCAATGTTCAGTGGCGGCAGAGGGGTTGGAAATTCAGTATTAAACATTTCTCCGCCTGGATACCAGACATATCCATTCAAAAATTTTTTGAAATCAGCAGGAGCATTTCGCAATGCTTCAGGAACATACGCCTATCAATTTAATTTTAATGTCAATAACTATCCGATAAGTTCCCCTCCGTCGCAAAATCTGATTTGCAATCCAAGTGCTCCTAGTACTACGCAGTATAGTGGATCATACTATATCGCATGGACAGGAAATTTTGGGACCGTTACCGGATCGTCAGGCGGGTATGCCACCGGTACACCTGGGGTATGGTTGAATTGTGGAGTTGGAACGACAATTCAGCAGGGACAGAATAGTTTTGTAACTTCCCCGTCTGGGGCTGGCGGGGTAAATTTGATTGGCACAGATGGAATGGTAGAATTAACGCCGCCAGCGGGCGGAACAGGAAGCGCAATTGGTCAATTGATATTTTTGGCTGGTGCCAATATTTCAAATATAAGCAACATTGCAATATGTCGTTCAGACCAGGTTTCAAGTATGGCGTCTTGTCTGACATTAACAGGGACACAAATTTTTAATCCAGACTACATAACGTGGTTGAAAAAGATAAATCCCAAGATATTAAGATTTTTATTGTGGTCTGGAACGTATAACAACTCATGCAATCATTCTCGATTCCAATACGATCCTCCCGTTGATTGTATGACTTATGTAAACCCCTATTACCCTCCATCCGCTGCCGCTGGCGACAGTACCTCCCTAGGAGGTGGGCCAAATGTTATCTACAGCACCGATGGTGTTTCTTATGTTGGCGTCGCCACATCCGATACTCCAAACACTCTTACAGATGGCGAATTATTTATAGGGAAAATTGGAATCACTAACACAAGTGCTACTCCAACATTGGATGTTCATGGTCCTGGCGGGGCAAGTCGAGGCGCTAAAGCGATAAAATATCTGGACTTGCAAGCGAGTAATCTATCGGTTGGTTCTCTCGCTCTCAATTCCATCTATACATTTAGCTACGATCTTAAAATGGATTGCTGGCTATATTTTGGCGGTGGCCTTGCAACATCAGTCCCTCTTTCGGTTCAAGCTCAATTATGCAATGCGGTCAATTGTGACGGATGGTTTCATATTCCGGCACTTTATGATGTGGCGTCGGCAGTATCGTTTGGCAATGTGCTTTCCAACACGATGAACTCAGACTTAAAAACATATGTAGAATATAGCAATGAATTTGAATACACGGGTGCGCAACATAATTGGGGAATTGGAGAGGGTGCTGCGATTGGATTTCCAAACCCTAATTTTCAATCTAAATCAGATATGATGGCGTACAAGTTCAGAAGTTTAATAGGCCAAATCTCCGCCAATTGGCCCGCCGCCGCGTCAACTTTGATGCCATCTATGGGGATATTTATTGCGGCTTCTTCATATACTGACTTTCGAGACTGGACGATGAAGGGTCCTGAACTTACGCTGGATTTAAATGGGTATTACACTCTTGGCGCGTCTAGTGCATCAACTACCGGATCAATTTCTGGAACTACACTGACAGTTTCCAGCGGAACTGGAATACAGGCCGGACAACTGGTAACTGGAACCGGAGTAGCAACAAATACGAGAATTTTGTCTGGCTCTGGCACTTCTTGGACAGTGAATAATTCACAGACTGTTAGTTCGACAACTTTGTCTTTTTCAAGCAATGCTATTGCTACAAACTGGACAATCTCTCCAAATCGACCGTTAGATTTTATGAAGGCGTATCATTCTGGCAATTATTTTGAAGGTCCAAATCTTCCAGGGCTTCCGGGTGCGCCCACAAGCTACATAACCTTGCAGGCGGCCAAGACCATATCTGGAATTACTACTGTTAATCCTGGTGTCATTACCGCAACCGCGCATGGTTACTCGAATGGGGATAGGGTAAAATTATCCAGCATAACTGGTACTACACAATTAAATGGCGTATATGGAACCGTTGCAAACAAGACAACAGATACATTCCAACTAACCAATGTTGTTAGGGCTGTTTATGAAACATCTACAATAACAATTACAAATCCGGGCATTGTCACAACTAGCAGCGCACTTGCAAATGGCGATATGATTGTATTTTCGACAAGCGGCGCTTTACCGATAGGAATCACAGCAGGAACAACATATTTTGTAGTAAATCAATCTGGTTCTACATGTCAGTTTGCAACGACGGCAAACGGAACTGCCATAAACACAACAGGATCACAATCTGGCATTCATACTGTAACAACGGTCTATACATCGGACTTTAGTGCGCTTACTAGTTACATAAGTGGAGGATCGGCAACCAGAGTAGTTCCCGGTGTTAATGCTGGACTTGTTACAGCCGCAGATGATTACGCGGCGGGAAATACGGTCAAGGCATTACAATGGATGCTGAACGATGTTATTTCTGGAACCAGAGATGATGGAACTGGAGCGCAGACGAATGGCATAAGCCTTAATCAGTATTCTGCGGTCATTTATCCATCCCTCACATCGACTTTTGGGTCGCTTGGGCTACCGTTTATTGTTTATGAGGCGGCCTATGACGCCATTGCGATGACGGCAACTCAAGCAATTCAACTCGGATTGGACTACGGGGCTATTGGCAGTAATGCGTATGGACTTCCTTCTTCTGCGTTTTATTTAAATTCGACAGCATCATCCAAGATTTCAAATTTGCTGTCTGGATTCAAAAATAGCGATTATTTTAGGAACGCCGTATGTCTATACTTGAATAATTTAAAATATGGCTTGGGCAATACGGCAATTCCAGGTTGGTTTCTTGATATAGGAAACTCAAATAGCCTTTACAGCCCTATTTGGTCATTGGCTACTGGAGATCTTTATACTTATTCGTCATTTCAAAGTCTTGTTGCATTAGAAAATTTTAATTCATAAATATGGGCAACGATATGTGGTCGGCATATCTTGGGACTTATGTGTTTACGCCTTAATAAATGAGTGCGTTGCGGCATTTTCTGTTTGCGTCATGTTGCACAGGCGCGGTATCTGACCCAAGAATTTAACTGACCGGAAAACCAATTCCGGTATTGTGCGCGTACCCTATGGCCATTGGAAACCAATCCATCGAGCCTCTGAACTAAAACCCTGTAACACAAAGGAGGCCAATCATGGCCGCTGCAATTTATAGTACCACTACACAGGAGGGCATCGACATAAATTCGGTGTTCATCCTGGACACGTCTACGCCTGAGTACCCCAACCCGCCGTTCCTCCCAGGTGAGCTTGCCTGGGGCACGGATGGTTCTGAGTTTGTTTACTGCACCGCCAGCATCACGCTTGCTGCCGGTAGTGTGGTGATCATTGCTCAAACCCCCGGCTCATGGTCAGTTGCGCTTATTGGTGGTGCCTCTGTTACGGCAGCTACCAATGCGACTGGCTTGCTGGTGGGCGTCGTTGGTGGCAGTCAGGGCAGCCTTGTTGTGCCTGCCCCGTCTGGTACCCAAAAGGGTTGCTACTTCTGGGTTCAGCGTGCTGGCAAT